CTTCGATGATAGATTTGATCCGCAACGACAAATGCGTCCTCCGGACCGAAGATGGGTCGTAGAACAGACCGACCAAGATCGGAAGCAAGCTTCTCAAAGCGGGCACCGAGACATTCAAAAGTCTCTTTGCCTGGCATGAGCCAGCTTACTCCGTCAAGGCCGGGAGTTCCACCCTTCGGTTCGCAACCCAGCAGAAGTGCTGAGTTGGTACATAGGACGGATGTCAGTTGTTTCTTACTACTGTCCCATCGAAACATGGTCGAATTTAGTAAGAGGAAATCGTCGGAAATGTAATTTTTCCCGACAGACACAGTGAGGCCACAGCTGGCCATCCAAGCCTTCCAAGGCTCGTACAGTTCCAACGGAAGTTGGAAGCCGATATCATCACCATTAACCAAGACAGGCTCGTCGCCCGAGATCACCCAGCTATTCCAGCGGGAAGAATCATCGGACCATAAGTCATATCGAAGTTCATTTTGATGTCTCAAAAATGCTATAGTTCCAGCATAGTTGATAAGGCATAGTATAGGAAAAGACAACGGAGATCCCATGAGCTGGCCCCAGGCCTGAGTACCCGACTGTTTGTCGGGTCCCAGACCTTGTTCCATCACATGATCGACCAGGTTACGCAGACCGAAATCCCGGTGCTCCTGATCCATCTCCATGCAATCGGCCATGACGTTCCACGCAAACCGCGTAAGGTCAGGGTCAAGATTGTCTGTAGCTGCGGAGTAATCACCAGAGACCCAAAGGTTGCCAGGTCGGAGGCATCCTAGTTCTCGGTTCATTAACTCTACAGTCGCTGTCTCTCCTATCAAGGAAAAGCCTTTCAATCTCTTCAGCTTCGCCCAGAGTTCCTCTTGAAGGAATCCGGCTAAGTAATAAGAATTGGGGCTCCCGCTTGAAACTGTACGAACCTTAAAAGGTTCAACCACACCTGCTATTTTTGCATGAACTTTCCCTTCAGGGAAAATCACTACAAGTTCTGGCTGTTCAAACCACCACTTGTAGTCATCAAGGTAAACACACTCATCATCGCCGCTCATTGACAGCTCCTCCACTTGTTTATGGTAGAAGAACTGGCTGAGCGACCCGCTTTCGTAAGCAGAGTGCAACGTCGTCTGACGCGCTGCAATCTCTTCGATCGAGAGGAAGAACCGGAAACGGACACGGTGCCCAGAAAGGACACTACTCCGAGGTTTAACTCTAAGGGGCGGTATGAGAGTACGAATGTGGCCGGCCTGGCCACCCTTGAGACGGCTGGAGCCGTAGGATGCGTTTCTAGAAGGACAGCGGAATGGCTGCATCATAGAAAACACATTGGTTAATCCCATCTTAGGGATTAGTTCACTGAGAACATCTTTTGTTCTCGCATGCACATCTTCAAACCCGACCGGGCGGGGTCGGACCGTGGTCATGGTCTTGAAGGCTTTCTGTTCGGCTAGAACCTTTGCGGCCTCCGGCAGCACAGTCATCGACTTCTTTGCAAGAAGGATAGACTGGGCAACCGTGAGGCGGAAGGCTCTCGGTGAATCGTTGGGATTTAATTTCCTAGATTCATTACGAACAGCTTGAAGCCAACTATAGACCTGACCTCCAAAGAGATGAGGACCATGCATGCTGCTAAGCAGGTAGGAGGGGGGAGGGGGATACTCCGTCTGGTTCAATAACCAGGCGGCCAGATAGGCGAGCTTATACTTCAAATAGCCCTCTTTCTGGCCGTCATGGGGACGGAGGAGCAGTAAATGCTCGATGAGTCTCTTGTAAGGAGAAACGTTCTTAAATGCCCCTCGGCATCCAAGAACATGGAGAACTTCCACTAAGTTCATTACGATTTGGACCACATCTCGGAATTGATGTAGCCCAAATGCCACGCGTAGACAGTGACGGAATGAAGGACGATTAAGGTCAAAATCGTCTTTCGGACCGTCCACGCATGGACTTTGTTCGGACTTCTTATGCACATCCCGTTGCGGATCTGTTCCAGACAACCCGCAAGGGTATTCTTTCTGTCGTTTCGATGAATTTC